TATAATTAACTACTACCTACAATCAATCTATCACTAACCACACCAATCAACCATGTCTTACCAAACCGCTGCCACAAATTCAAACAACAACAAGAGGAGTCTCGGCCTCCTCCCTAAATATATGCCGAGAAAAAATATGTCGCGTTCTGATGATTTCATCAATATGGATAGCGACATTTATACTATGACCAATAGTATGACATCCAGATACAATCAGCCCAAGATATCGAAACTTAGCACTTCTCTGAGAATAATGAGAGAAGATGTATATGGGCCACTTGGTGCAATTAGTACCAGAAGGAACCATGTGTATAAAGATTTGATATGCCATAAATGTCTTGATAAACACAACAAAACATGTTCGGATGAAGATGGGCTAACTTACAGTAACTACGTAAAATACAAAAATGATATTAAAAGCCGCAAAACAATTGGTGGGTTTATCTACAAGTCTTATTTCCACTTGAAACTCGATTGTGAAATCATTGGTAACTATAAGCCTGTCTTTCCCTATTTGCACGAACTCATAGAAACTAGTGTATCATTTGTTGCACTTATCAACCTAATTGAGCCGGAAGAAATTGCCGAACCTGTTACTGATCCGGTCGTTGGTGGGGACGGTTACTGTTGGAAAAAAATCTTCCCATTCTCAAACTATGGTAAGTTCATGACCTACGCTCATTTTAAGCAACAGTTAGAATTCAAGTACAATGGAGTCTTTAAGATGTATGTGTTACTGATTATGACTGAAGATGGTAATTTGCATCTTGAGGATGTACAAAGCTTTGGTTTTGGAAAAGACGAGTATTTGGGTCCTGATTTAGCTCGCGGTGCAGAAACAGCGATCGGCAAAGCAGCACCTCCATCAGCTTGGGTACATGTGTGCAAACTGCCAGAATCGCATACTGATTTACCTTGCTGGAATGATAGTCTCCACAATGTTAAGATCGAAACACGCGAGACAGAACCTAATGGTTTGATCAATACTAAGTTTGTCAAAGTTGACCATAGCGATATGACGCTACCACATGAGCTTTGGAACCCAAACAAGACGTTAGTTCGCTGTTCAATTGATAACCTTATTGAAACACTAGTTACCAAGATTGAGGAAAACAAATCTCAAAATAAACACTCAACCATGCGATACGGTCTTTGCTATTATAGTGGTGTTCTTGTTATGTACAGATGGAGGTTTGTCGACGCTCTAAGCAATTTTACTAGACACTACTCGATTGATGAATTTACTGTATATTTGCGCACATTAAATATGCAAATCAACAGATTCAAAGAAATACGTGGCTTATCCTGGCTGAAAGAAGGCATAGTAAGCACTGATTCTGACGTAACAGATGTCCGGCTGAGCATAGACAGATTAATTGATAGTACCAACATCTATATGAATGGATGGACAAATACGACTAGATGTGCTCTTGTTGGGTACACACCGATAACTATGCTTGAGAAGATTGCGAATGATATCGGTCTTGACAGCAGCATGGTTAATACTAACCAATTAAATAATGCTATTAGTGACATGGTTAATAAACGAGTTACCAGAGCAGTTACAAAACATACCGACAATGCCATCATACTACCGAGCAGCTGTCCTGACGATATAGTAAATGACCTTAATAATGAATTCGGCAACGGCACTTTTATGCGTGGTAACACAGCACACCATTCACATGTCTACCACCATGGATCACGCGTTGCCGTTACCAATATGTTATATAACTGGCACCCACGTGAAGGTTTGGTATATGACATAGGTGGAAATCCAAATGTACACCTAAATGCTGGGCATTTTAATGTCCATAGTGTCTATAGTACAAACAAAGCTGCTGACAATGCAAGACATATAAAATGGGTTAAAAATGCCACAAGCTGGGCAAAGCGCAACTGTGATGTAGCCAAACAGCCAAGTGTAATACCTGGCATGGCAAAATCAGTGTTATCCGACCAGAACGGTGTTTGGTGTGACAAAGGTTTAAAAAATTGCGTGCATTCAAACAAAGCTGGCTCATTCGCGATGAGTATTGATACAATTTTCCATATTTCACTTGAAGAACTTTTCGATTTTTATGTGAGAAACATGGTCATCCACAGCGTTCATGCTCTAACAATACCAAGCGATTATAGCTATAAATCTTCTGGAACACTTAAATATAATGAAGGACACTGGTATAAAAATAATGACAATTGGACTATTGAGTTTAATGGTGAAAGTTTACCCTATACACAATCAATAGATAAAACCAACGTTCTCCTGAATACCCCTCTTTTTACTTTAGGGGAATTAGTGATTTATTGCAAGATAGGTGGTCATCGCGGTGCACACTTAATTATCGAACATTTCACCTTGTTGCGGTCAGAACTCGATAGCCTGTATGCGCAGCATGTCATGTGGTTCAATACTAATATGGACGAGTTGTTTGTTATGATTCCCAGGATCGACATGGACAAATCAAAAACACTAATGGGTAGGGAACCTTTCCATCTTGAACAAGTTGTGATAAATATTAGATTTTATGAACGGTTACTTAACCGCCTTATGCAATCTTACACATGGGAATCATTACTTAGTTATGCAGCAGGATTAATCGGTAGAGTGTATGCAACGAGCAGTGGTTTACATATGAAGTGGGACTTAACAAATGCCCAAGTACGTGATCACTGTTTGGTTGCTTATTGGAGCATGAACCACATAAATGAGTCTGCTAAACCATTAATCCAACAAGCTGAGAGATCAAATCGTGACCCTGATTTCCTAACTAGTTTGTGGCATTCACTTAAGAATTGGGTCAAAGACTTTGGTTCTCAATTTGACCCAACTGGTTCCAATGCTATACAAGACTTTATTGCATACAATAAGGGCGACACTTTAAAACTAATTCAAATGTTCAACAATGCCTCAAAGAGTGTGGAATCCCTCTCTGTTGCTACTCAAATGGTGCACTCACGTAGTATAATCGACTGGGTTAGTACTGATCTAGGCATGATTTATGAAGGAGTTAACATTAGTATTGACACCTGGCGACTAAGTACACAGATGCTAGATAAGTTACCAACAGTATATGACTTACTAACATATCAATCATCAGAAAAAATGTATAAAAGAAGTTTGTGTGCCCCGCAGCCTGGCTGCACACATAACCACGACACTCTGCACAGCCATGTTACAAGTTCACATGGGAAATCAGCAAAATGTGTCTGCTGCGGAATATTTAGTAACGTCAGTACCAACGGTGGCTGCAACCTCTGTAGTGGTAACCCACCATGTTCCAACAAAAATCTGAAATGCCAACATGAACACACGACAGTAAATGATGAGTGCTGTAGCAAGAAACAATGCACCTGCAAGAAAACGTTTGTTTGTTTATGCTGCGGATTGGGTTCGATGTCTACATACTGCAACGTATGTGAATTAACGCCTAAAAACAATGCAGAAGCATATCCAACCAACTCGAAACCAAAGCAACCGCACTACCAACATTCTGCAAGCATGCCGGACACGATGAATGATACTAGTGCCAGGCAACCAGAGGCCACTGTTCCGTCGGAAGATTCCCGCGAGTTTGGGTTTAAACCAAACTCAAGCAGCAGTAACAATCCGGACTCTGACACAAAGTTCGAAAAAAATAGTGGAAATAATGCTGATATGGAATCAAATGTTTCTATACCAGCTTCCAAACCTGAAAATGACAAACCCAATGTGGCAACTGACAACTCACGTGAAAATGGAGCCAGCCCTGTTAACGATAATGATGATGCCTTTAAGTTCACAAAACCCAAATTAGCTCCGCTTGACGAACTCTATGCCGATAGTTCCCTGATTAGCTACCCTAGCCCAATTATCAATATTACGACCGAAGAAAGAGATTACAAGCACACTAACATCAATCTACTGCCAGAAACATATAGTGGTGCCATTGGAGTGAAAGTTATCAATTATGTTAATGTACCAGGCGATGGCCACTGCGGTGCGCACGCTCTTGCTCGTGCGTTGCACGTTAATGTCGAGTCTGTGAAAAAGTGGTTCTCAATAGCACTAGGTCATGATGATTGGAACAGTAGTGATGAATTAGTTGCATACGCACAATCAGTAAACACTAACATTATCACTATTGAAAAAGACGCAGCTATATTGACTAGATCAAATGAGGATGACATTGCAATTGCCATACTGCATGGATCATTGATTGGTCTGGGCATGCACTGGGTACCATGTGAATGTGTTATTGTTAGTTATGCGTCAATGTTTAACGTGAGAATAAACCATACGTTTCAAGACATGCTGGCCGCTTTGCCAGTGTCTGAAGTCACTAATGATGAAATTACTGCATTCACTTACAGCCACAGCCGTGAAAATTTAAGCAAGATACTCACTATTGGCCAGTCATTGGTGGTTGATTACGATTATATCAGTGTTAATACACCAGGTCACACCACTAATCCGCTAGTTAGTGACCACAATACAAATGGTGTCAAATTTATAACTGGGCCCACTGGTAGTGGTAAGACGACGTTGGCTCACACATTAATCAAGGGGAAGATACTGTTAGTAACCCCACTCAGAAGTGCTGTCACTACTACATACAACTACATGGCCACAAAATATAAAGTTTGTTGCAGGTCCAACAGTGAATGGGCCCCTAATGAGGCTAACAATAACACTTGCCACGGTTATGACATAGTGATAATGACAGTAGAAACGTTATACGCAGGTCTATTCAGTCTCGAACGAGGTAATGAAACATACACACAACTTATCAAAAACCGAAGTATCATCTGTGATGAAATACATGACTTGACACCTCACTACGCTCGTGTTTTAACACAATTGCCCGCACATAAAACATATCTTTGTTCAGCCACTATTCCTGGTATCTCAACTAATTATATAAATACATTTGATACTACCACTAGCTTCATGGCAAACGGTACTTTTGACAAGTGGTTCAACAACGATATTGAGAGAAATGACATTAATGATAATACATGTTACATAGTTAGTACTAAGAATGAAACTAACCTAATAAGAAACAAATCAGTATCTGTATTAAATAGTGATACATTAAATAAAATTGACATTAATAACGCACGGAAAATTATTGCTACAAAAATTGCGGCAACATCCGTTACTTTGCCATTAATTAAGACCATCATTGATAGTGGAGTACGTATTTATGCTGAAATGATTTTTGAACCCATTATCAATAATAAAACCATCCGGTTTTTCAACTACACAAAGTACAATTATAGTTGGCTTGAAATGATACAGTCCAGAGGACGCGTTGGGCGAGTACAGGCTGGACACTTCTTTGGCAACTGCCCCAGTGACTCCACCCCTTTGGCTGCAGACAGTATGCTGCTCTACAGCATGTACACCAACACTGTTTGCCCTTCATCATTACAGTCCACGTGGGCCAGTATCACGCAATCGAATTACAATAGTATCAAGTCCAAAATTACTAGTTTGTACCCAACTGACGGTACCACTCCAGAATGGGATAGCGAATTTATAACCTGGAAATCTGTTTACAATGAACTACTTGTTGGAAAAAAATCTGGTTTGCGACCAAGGTTTAGTGATCTCGAATGTAGTTTAGAAAACATAATGCTAAACCTGAGCAATATCGTTGGGGTCAGTAATGTTAGCAAGAAAATTGGAAACAGTGTCATAGAAACATCAATTATGTGGAATGAAATCGGGTTTGACAGCAAATTACTTAATAATAAAAAGATTGATTTTAATAAGTTGGTTGTCAATGTTAATGAATCGCAGAGCTTGATTAATATCAAAAAAGATAACAATCAACAGCTTTCAGAAAAACTACTTTTGATGACAGTATCAACCATCTTTGAGACTATTACAGGGTTAATAGCATCAGGAAGTGCCATAGTGAATAAAAACACCACTGCAAACCAAATAGGACAATTTATAGTATACCCAAATATAATGGCAGCTGAAAAAAGTCTCGGAACTAAACTGCGTGATAACGAAATCATCGGAATAATCAACAATTCAACAAAAAACATAACTGTTAACATAGTTAAGAATATACCAAGCAACGACACAATGATAGTTGTATCTAACTATCGAACCACTCATTACAGAGCTGAGATAGCCGCTATTGAAGCGATAGTTGAATCAAAAAACAACATTATGCAAACGCTTAGCAATAGTACAATTTATTTTGGTGCTCCAGGGACTGGTAAGACTACAGCAATTATGAAGCACAAGGAAGGCCATTACATTACCACGACTAACACACAGATGCTAATTAAAAACAGGTCATGGGTGCCTCCCAACGCAGTACCGTACGATCAAGATTTAATACTAGTTGATGAAGTTGGTCTCATGTCTGTAACAACTGTATTGACACTTGCAGCTAAGTGTGAAAAGTTGATTTGCACTGCTGACCTCCAACAAATGGTAAACACTCACAGCGATACCCATACTATGTATAGTGGTTATGAATCTGGTCTTCAATTATTAAAATCTTTTAGTAGAAATGAAGAATTAACTTTAACATATAGATTTGGCCCGAAAACGTGTGCGATGGTAAACAGATTAGGATTCAACCTTAAATCGGCTGTAGATAGAGATGAAACCATTACTAGTTCAATTGGCAATGTGAGAAACAAGAAGACAATTAGCAATCTGCTATTTGAATCCAACCCTGACCTAATTGTGTGCAGCAGTAATGCTCTTGCTAGACACATAAGACAGATTACTTCTATTAATACATGTAATTTTGCGAAATGCCAGGGGTTAGAAGTTGATAATGTACTAGTATTAATAGACAATTTACACAATAATAGGAAAGATGCAAACATTAATGAGTTTGCAAGTCTATACGTTGCACTCACCAGGCATACCAAGAGAGTGCATATACACGTATCCACTGACGATGCGTCTCTACTGAAAACCCTGAATGTCACCCCTATGCTAACTGACATATCAGTGAATAACAACATAGGTGGCAACTGGACTTTCAATTTCAATATTTATGGCAAAATGTTAGATGCAATAGTTGATGACCTATGCAAATCTAATTCATTCAACAATGGAATATCAATTCTGCGTGAGTGGGGCTCAGGTAAAATATCAAGCAACACGGCGCTATTACGTATGGACAATTTCAATATCAATTTTGATCCATCAACGCTCATATTTAATTCACTGCACACAGACATTACCACCGGTCTGGAAGTGTGTAGTGTTAGTCTATTCGGCCACAATGTTTATTTGTTTAAGTTATTTTTGGATGACAACAAAACGATAATAGAATTGTTAACTAGTGGCTTACCCAGTGGCACAGTCGTTAGGAAATTTATGACTCTGACTGGAAAGAAATTTATCAAGAAAACCGGTAGAGTAACAGCAAAGTTGATATCTGCAATTGCATCAATTATGAATGTGCCACGTGAAATGTATGAATTCGTAATGTCATTTGACCTTGAAGAGAAACATAATATTGGTGGTGGCATCAACATTGGACATCTACTGGGGATGGCACTGCTTGGTATCAAAAAAGCAGTCATATTATTAATACGCATAACTAAATCTATTAAAGATAAAGTTATGAGCAGCATAGACGGTAAAATAACCGCACAGTTTTTGAAAGATTATTTTTATGCCTATTTTAACACCACCCATAGTAGCGACATTGGGGGCGGTGTGTGGCCTGCGAATGTTGTCGGTTTGTATCAAGCATGCAATAAGGCTATATCAAATACCGCTGTCCACATATATGACTGGATCTGCGATATCATTAAAAAAATAGTATCTTTCATGTCAAAAAACGACAATTGCACTGGCACAGGAGAACAACCGCAGACTAATGCTGATCCCGAACATACACAAGGTGATGATCATGATATGAATGACAAATCAATACTTGTTAATAAAGAAGTAATTACAACTACAAATAAAACCAGTAGGAAACTATCAGTTACTTTCAATGATAAAGCTATAAATTACTATAATGATGGAAACACTGAATTTACCAATCTTGATGGAGAATCTAAAAAATTATCACGGGCGCAACGAGCTACATTACAACTAAACAAACATTTAGATATCAATAGTGAGAAACCAGAGGTACCAATACTTACCGATTGTGATACAGATGAGTGGACAGATGATTATGAACTATTGTTTGACTATGATGAAGTTGTCAAAGACCTTGAAACAGAGAACAAACAAAAATTAGACAACACCAGCGAACACGTAGATAGTGACTATGATCATATAAATGATGGCCCACTGCTTAATAATGAGGATGGTAATGGTATAGCTAGCAAGGTCAAACCAGACGAACCCACAGATAATAATGACACAATTACAAGCACGCAAGCATCGGAACTACACAATATTAGCCAACAAAGTGCCAAACAAGATACGTCACATATTACACAGCTGGCTGATTACACCTATATAAGTGATGTGAAGACAAAACTAAACTTTGATACGTTTAAACCTAACTTTGTTGGCCGCATGGTAATGACTGTTAAGGATGATACTATTGTTGCGAATATTAGCTTACCGGGGGCTGGGAAGTTCGGCATTACTGTGACAAAGTTGGTGAATAAAGGTGAACACAAAATAATTGTTAAGGACAATGTTTCTACAACTGATCTGATAATGATTAAAAACGATGATGGGTATAGAGTTTATAGCCATCGTGAGAATAACGCTTTCAGCATGGAAGCCTTTGGCACAGCTATTAAGCACATATCAAAATTGGGTGGGGGCCAGAACAGTTCAGCAATTAATTTAATTAGTGATATACTTAAAACGGTTTACCAGTTTGGTAAAAAACTAGTCAAATTAAGTTCATACAAAATGTTATTTATTGCCGGCAAAGTAAGCCAGCGTTGCCTAATGTCTGACAATGATTGCCTCACTACTTACAGGAAATTATGTAAACGTATACCAACAAGTTACAAATTTTCTAAAGAATATGAGTATTCAACAAGCGGTGGGACAACACTATCGACGATTGAAATCATGTCTGTCAATAAGAGTCCAACGAAACTCTTTATCGCGATTTTTGAAATATTTGGCAAAACACGTGTCATCCTTTATTCGAATAATGTAGGCTTGACCAATATATTAGAACGACTGCTGTTAACGACCAACGCACAATCATACAATGATGAAGTCGGTGGCTCAGATGGCGCAATATCTGCATTATTAAAGCTCGGTATTAACGTTAAAGACATCCTTTACCACAATAATGACATGGGTGTTGATGAAATTAAAAAATGGTTATATTCAAACCCCCTAAATTCAATGTTCAGCACATCAAATGAACCAACACATACAAGCTATAAATCATTATTATACCAAGAGATGCACATGCACAGTGAAATCCGTGATAAACTAGAAAAAAATGAGACTAGTGGGAAAAAAATTGCCTTCTGTATAGCAAGTGGCCACGGTAAAACTACGACTGTGAATCGCATTAGAAGACAAAATCTAGAATTTAGTATTCTAGACGCGGATGAAGTTCAAGAGCAAGCTAGCATACTAATGATGCCGTTCGTAGATAAAATGCTCAACTATAAAGCTAAGCTCGAAAAATACACCGCCGAACATCCTACACTTGACGCTATGTTTATCCATTCACCAATATGTGCTCCTCATGGGTATAAGCTAGTGACAATAATCAATGATGCTGCGGTTTTTCCAGTTGATAGAGTATGGTCTCAAGATAACGTAGACCATCTCAGCAAGTGTGGTTCAGTGACCCATGTTAACGGGTATGATGATCTATACAAACTTTGTGTTAGCTATTTAAATAAAATTAGCACAGGGGATATAACACTTGAGAATGGTGCGACAATTGTTGACAACATTGATTCAATATTGGGGTATGACTTTATGCATAACCAGCCAGGTTATGATGATCTGTTTAGGCTGCCAGTTGGGACACAAGACAGACTTGAGTTTAGTAATGGCAATCTTGGGTTAGGGCAACAGCGTGTATACGTCACTGGCGCGCATGTAGACGTTATGCGGCCAACCATTAGCAAATTACCGTCAGCACTACCAAACGCTATCACATCAAGACTAATGGGCAGACAAAAATTACGTAGCATGCACATGACAATTGATGATTATGAACTCTTAATGTCAAAAATGCTAGTCAATGATTATAAAACCATGTTAGAAATATTCTCGCATGATACAATATCTATTAATTATAAGGATATATTAGATTGGTTAGTTAACAAAGGGAATAAACTACAATTACTCGAAACAATGCTCAAGAAAGTTGTTAACGATGAACATGCTACCGATCCAGCAAGCATAAGTGTGCATTATAAAGTTGAAAACCTCATGAAAGAACAAGTCAATGACGTGCTTGATCAAGTAGGTAGGGTTATTGTTTGGAACAACCAGAATATTAACATGTATGCCTGCCCATTGATTAACGAAGCGAAAGCACGTTTTAAAATGATGCTCAAACCAGATGTAGTATATGCTGATGGGATGACAATTGCCGATCTGAATGAGTCAATATCGAAATACAGATCTAAATGGTTGTTGGAAATGGATCTATCGAAACAAGACAGACAAACTGACATGCCAATATTAAAATATGAATGGGATTTAATGAGAAGGCTCGGAGTGCCTGAAGACTTTATTGAATTTATGACATCGTTTATGCCAACTTTTAAAATAACTGGTTCTAATAATGAGAAGGCAAAGCTACCAGCTATACACTTTAGTGGTGGAGCAATGACTAGTATTGGGAATGAGATACGTAATCTACTGTTGATTGCTGACTGCGTTGGCAATAATTATTCGGCCATATACACTCTAGGAGATGACAGCCTAGTACTAATGGACACAAAGCCTGACTTAGAATATTACGATAGAATTTGTAGGAGTAGACATAATGTAATAAATACGGCATTGTGTGATAAACAATGTGCTCTGTTTTTACAAATGATCGTCAACCGTGATGCAGATGGAACGTTTTACTTGTCACACAACTTCCAAAGGCTGAAAGAAAAAATCGCATATTCATCGTATCCCAATTCGAGTAGCGATTGGAAAATGAAATATGCGGCATACCTCATGATGATCGGATACACCAAACAAACCTATAATGCTATGATTGAGATGGGATTCGCAACTTTTCCACACTTGGGTACGAGTATGTCACAACGAGTGTCAGCCAATGCCATATACAATAAGATGCCAGAGGTGGCGGTGTTTAATTTAATAAATGATATAATCCAAACAAAGAATGTCATAAGTGAGGAGATTATTATCGACACGACAATGATAATGACGAGAAGTAACCTGCTGAATGGGTATAAGAGAGTGGGGCCGTATGTTGATAACCATACAACCATGCTTAGTACTCTTCAAGAGTACTTTAATGATCACAATTAACATAGTGCATTAATCAATACCAGCGACATGCAAATGTGAAATCAACTGATACATACATGCACTTTTCAAATAGAATGTGGCTAAATATATCTATAGATAAGCTACCATTAAACGTTGTTGTTTGATATATGTGGCCCCCCC